CCAGCATCATAGAGCTTTCGGTCCAAAGAGATGAAATGGATCATGCCCCGCTTCACAGCAAAGTGCATCCATCGGGACATATCCTCGGCCGGAAGCCCAGAGGCATAGGTCACAACCCCCGGCCCCCCATCTCCCCACCGATCATCAGACGAGTGGCCATGGTGTTCCTTGGCCAGACTTTGGAAGGCGAGAAAGCTCGGACCAACCTTGGCATTAAGCAGGTCTGAGGTAGGAGTGATAGGACGTGGCCCTCGCCATATTTCCTTTTCCAGATGGGCAGCTCCGTACTTACTGCCAAATTTTTCATGTTTGACGAATAGTCCCCTTCGGACAAACCGTTTCGCATAGACCCTTGGGTGAAGGGTGGCAGCCGCTTCCACAGAAGCCAGAATTCTCTGCTGTACGGCACTCGGGAAGCGCTGGAGCCAATGGGAAGGATTGGGTCGGATCTTAGGCGTCCAAACAGGGAAGAGAAACTTCCTAATCGCAGTAACTTTCAGGTGCTCAGCTGGTTCAAGGGGGATCAAGATCCTCCCAACAGCCGTGGCAATAACACTCTCGGTGCCCAAAGTTGGGACTATGGGAGGGTCACTATAATCCACGACTCCAATGGCGCGCATGCCTAGGGTCTCACGCTGCTGGGCCCTCTGTGGGTTAATGAACAGGCCGGCCGGTCTCTCTTTTCTGAAACGAGTGTAAGCCATTTGCGCTGCTCCTCCTACCGCCCCCGCCCAAACCGGCAACTCACTACAGCCCGCTCCAAGAAGGTTAGCAACCAAATGGGCCACGAGAGCCAAGGGCACCGGCAGTGGGTAGAGGGAGAGGAGAAAGACTGCCTTCCAAGGCACTTGGAGATGAATGAGGGCCAAGAGTGCCCTAGGAGCCAGGGGCACAATTGTCTCCAAGAGAGCCACACACAGCTCCTCAACACCCCCTGCAACCATCTCCGGGATGTAAGGGACATAATCCAGTTCACAGCGCTCTATCAGAGCTGGCCATTTCCATGGGTCAGGGCGCTGCCAGTGGTGGCCCAAGGAGCAACTCAGAGCTCCGAGCTGGAACTTTTGCTCTGTTTTCACCTGGGTGGGCGCCACCTTGACCATCACAGCAATTGTGACAAGCACAACGCTGAGAATGGCCAGGATACTGCCACGGTACATGTTAACCCGTGCAGTCCCCACCCGGTGGCGCAGCTTCCTCACCACAGACCAGCCATGCTGATACTCCAGCTCACCATTTCTCCCCTTTGCAAAGTCATGTCTCATGGGGAAGGGGATATTTTGGTCAACCAAACGATCAGCAGCTTCCTTAGCCCGGGCAGCCTTCTCACATGAGGCTCGAATGATGAGTGGGACCGCCGGTATTACTCTCATGCGATCATCATCCGGCAGGAGGCCCAAGCATTGATAAACCGTTTGGGCCACCAACTCCTCTTGCTGGATCCTCCCTACCAGTGCCGAGGCCCTTAACTGGGCCTCAGCAAGGATGGAGCACGGAATGATCACGGGGACATCGAGGTGGACCGGGGCCTCCGGATTAGGATACCAGAGGAGGGAAGGCGCTACGGGACTGGCCATGAAGGTGCCCATGACCGAAAGCTCACTAACAGTGCGCAGGAAGCCCGGGCCATAAAGGTGGTTTGGCAGTATGACGTCCTGGACAGCTTCGGTAACTGCGCATCGGGTAAAACAGTAGACTGCACTGTGCCCGAAAGCCCGTTCCACATTCCAGGCTAGGCCCCTCTTGCCTTGAATTGGCATCTGGAACTTCCTCAACCAAGCCACGTCCTTCTGCACGTAGCAGGCCTGATCCGCTGTAAACATGCGCGCAGTGCCCTCTCTATCGACGAAGTAAGTGGCCTCGCCCCCATAGATGCTGCCCATGCCGTCAAAAGTGTGGAACACAGCATACAGGCGGTTAGCTTTGCAACGAGCTAAGATGTCATATATGTCCCTGGGGCTAAGGGCGTAGACGTGGGTCATGACAGCGTAATCAGGGCGAATACAGCGGCATTCCTGTGCAGTGTGATCACAGGTCGTGGTGGTGCCACTGGCAGCGCGTTCACGCATGCTGTCAATGGCATCCACAACCGGATTACAGCGGTGGGTCGCTCCCAGAGCGTCATCCCTGGAACAACCACCTATGGCCAGGATCGTCTTCGTCTTTGGAATAAGAGAATACATGGCACGTTCTGACATGCATCTTTCCATCAGCATCTTTGGGTGCTTATGGGTCCCCCCAACGAAGTCCGCCTCACATCCCAGAGAGGCAGCGAACACAATGAGCTCATGGGTGGCCTCACAGGGCACCCGCACATGTGAGTCGACATGGTGTCGTGCTTTCCAAGAGACCTCCATCTTGGTGTCTAACGTGCTCGGAACCGTTATGCCAATGTCAGGGCCTTTGGCCTCAACGGACTCAGTGGGGCCAATCTGGGTGACATTGCCCGAGCCAGGAACAGTGCACACCGTGGGATCAGGAACCAATGGAACCCCCAGGTCTACAGCCTGGGGAGTGGGCGGAGGAAATGGGTTAGGTGCCTTAGTTCCAGGCGGTACCAAATTACCCCCCGCATCCACTTTGACTTCCTCCATTGCCAGAACGGTGGCCTGAGCCCTCAGCTTCTGGGACAAAGCTGAGGCCTTGGCCGCCAATGCCGCGGCCACCTCAGGGTGGTCCTCAAAACAGTGCTCCTCAGATGCGTCTCGAACAAACTCTTTTCGAACACGCACCTCCCTCTTGGCGGCGCAGTACTTACAGAAGCGGGGATTAGCTGAACAGCGAAAAGCCGAGTGCTCGGCAACGGGGTAAGTTTTCTTACAGTGAGCGCAGTACCGCAGACTGTTAGCCAACCGTTGCTCAGGGGTTTGAGCGCTCTTGGCTTGGCCCTTAGGACGGCCTCCTCCATGTAGATGGGGCACGAAGACCAACTCAGTGGTCTGAAACAGAGACAAGGGTGCACTGTCCTGTAAAGGTTGGCCCCGATGGTACAGGCGGCCACGCAGTCCAAGACCACGTAATTTGGCTAAAAGCTCAGCCACAGAGTCGGTTTCACGAACTAGGTGGGTAACTCTGAACTTGCCCTGCTTGACAACCACTTGCAGATCTGTGGTGTCCTTATAGTCCACGACCGTCTTTCCACAGTCATGGGCCGGTTTGCCCTCCTCATGTACTGAGAGGGAAGACTCCACCTTCTTCACCCAGTCGAGGAGAACCTCAGCCTCCAAAGAGGGCTTTAGTTCCAAGGATCTACGGAAAACTCCCGTTGAGAGGATGTAAAGGTTAGATTTGTCGCCACGTATGCAACGTAGCTCTAGGCCAGCTTCACTGCTGGCCCTCTGTGCGGCCTGGTAGGCCATC